ACATGACTCATATTTACCCCTGTCCACTGGAGTTACCAATAAACCCACCGAGATAACGATTCTGCAATACCGGGAATAGAACTTGAGAGTATTGAGGTCTATTTTGAGCTTCATTAGCAGCGGCCATAGCAAAGTGATAGTTTGTTTGCTGACGCAAATAAGCGGCGTAGTCTGGGCGCTGAGCACTAGATAGAGCTAAGTAATTTGCAATCTCATGGACAAAGTAAACCACAAAGCGCGGAGGAAGCTGAGCAGTCTCAGGTTCAAATACATACTCGATGCTTAATGGAACATATCCACGGTAATCGCATGGCGTAACCGGTTGTGGAGGAGGTATCGGTGGAGAGCCATCGCACTCACAAGGTAGAAAGCCATTCCTAAGAACTGTGTATAATTTATTATTGTTATACAAATCGAAGGCATAAATATTCGGATAAAGCCTTAATAGCTTTAAGAAGCCCGATGGTAGCTGATATACCGCGCCCCAAGGAGAGGGTGGTATTTCAGCTAACTGGACTAAAGGTTTGATGGCCACAGCAAATCGCCAATTGTTATTGGATAAAATCCAAGGCAGCAACATATCGTAAGCTTGAATAGCAGCCGTAACCATTTGGTCGGCGTTGTCCAGCGTGATGATAGGCTTGTGACCCAAAAGGGTCACAGCATTAGAGATTATGATTTCTTTCGTTGTAGCCATCTGAACCCCTTATTAACCGGGAGTCATAACTCGATAGTAAGTTGTGACAACCAAAGAACCTGCCCCAGTAGCAAAATCCTGAGTAGCAGTGTTTAGGTACAGGCCAATGTTTTCTAGCGCAGTATCTAAAGCAGCAACTCCAACAGGAATTAATTCAGCTAAAGCATTTCCGGTAAAGCCGTTCAATGTAGCAGCGGCTAAGGTTGATGAAGCAGCAGTACCACCAGCATGGTTGGTAGATGCATACTGTACTCCAACAGCGCCACCAGCAGTGGTCTGAGCAGTCAAGAAATGATAGGAGATTACGCATCTATCAAATACGATGAATGTTCCAGCACCTTGAGCAGGGACTAACTGAATCGGAGTATCATACAGAGCTAACAACTGAGCATTAGTGATAGTTGTAGAAGTCTGTGCTTCTACTAATGAACTGTTACCCCAAACTTCAGTGGTAATTGTTCCGCTAGAGCCATCAGCAGGCAATACAACAGTCGCAACTTCCAAAATCTGATTGTAGTCTGAACCTTCAACGAAAATCATATCGCCGGGTTGCACACTCCACATTACAGTATTTGGAATAGCTTGGTTGAAATAGTTAGACTCGCTGATTGTAGCAATACTGTCAGTTGGGCTGAAGTATGTATATACGTTCTGCGAGCCTTGCTGTGTAGAGGTATCACTGCTTGGCGTATCAATATCCGCGGTGATGATACCTTGGTTTAGAGATACGGATACCTCAGACCAGTTTAATATTAAAAATGACATGTGAATTCTCCTTAGACGAAGGTAACAACGCAATCGATTGCCAATGTACCGCGGTCGTCAATTACGACTGCGCCCGCACTGAATACGCCATTAATCAGCCAAGAAGTTTCTCGTGGTAAGTAATGGATTTCAGTTCTGAAGTCATGACCGATACCCATACCAGTTGACATCTTATGCCATGCTAATGCAGTTTGAACGCCTGTGCCAGAATTGTATGGCAAACCACCTTCAGTCATCTGAGGAATGATTACCAAATTGAAGCCTAAGTATTCTTTAACCATCGCTCTGTCTAATACACGGTTTTGAGTGTAGAAGGTAGAAACGAATTGGTCAGCTTGCAATAAGCTTTGGAACATAGATGCGGACATAGCAACGAAACGGTCGCCTAAAGGCACGCCATGGTTTTCGAAGAATTGCATCATTTCGGTGTACTTAGCATAGGTGAAGTTCACACCACCAGCAGCAATGGTTGCGCCGACATCGGCAGCTACTGCATTGATGATGATTTGGTCTGAACGACGTCCCATAGCTTCAGCAACCAACAACGCATTTTCCATCTTCGCGTCAAAGTTGACAGTAAGCTCTTGTACGCTATCAACCGCAGTTGGAGTAGTGTACTTTTGGAGTGTTGCTGTTTCTGTAGTGTAGCCAGGGTCTTGGATAACAACTGATTGTAAATACGCAGTTGGAACCGAGATAACTTGGTTGACTTTTCGGAAGTTAACATAAGCGCCTATTACGTCATATTTCATACGAACTGAATCGCGCAATAAGAAACCACGAGAATGATACTCAGCTTTTACCAGAGCATCATACTCAATTTGCTGGACGGCTGTTAAAGAGGTTGACATTTTGAGTCCCCTATAAAGTTAAATAAATTAATATCCACGATATAGGGCTTGTCAGCTTTTGAGGTTATCCCTGAGGGGCCTCGCCTAAAGTTCTCCTGAGTGTTACAGCAATCTTATACCATTTCGTTGAAGTCAACAACATGGTTAATAAGCTTGTTTATCCTGATACCCAGAAGCCTTAGAAGCAAGTTCCATTTTAGCCTGCATCTCACGACGGTATTGTGGGTCTGTCTTATAGCGGTCAAGGTTCTTATTCATCTCAGCTTGAATGTCTTGAAGAGACGGAGCACTTTGACTTGAGTCATGTGTTGAGTTAGGAATTGTAGTTGCATTGGAATTCATTTTATTTCTCACCTCTTCAATGGCTTTAATGGCATCTGCCGTCCGTAAATTACTTGTCAAAGCTTCATAAGTCTCAGCACTAAAGTTTGACTTAGCCCAGTTGTCTATGACTTGTAAGCGCTCTTCAGCCTTTTCACCAAGCTTTGCCCTTTCCTCTGTTGGGTCAACATTGAATTCATCAAGATACTTCCCGACAGATTCAAACATCTTGTCCATAACATCCTGAGGAACATGCTTCGTCTTAGCATACTCAAGCATATCTTGAATAGGGCCGTAATCTGGCTCAATCCAACTTTCGCCTTTTGATATGTCATATTCATTTGGGGCTGAACCAACTCGACGCTCAAGTTCGTTATAGCTCTTTGACATGTCAGCCACTGACTTAAACTTCTCTGGCAACCAATCCGGTCTATCTCCTGTGCCTGGCATCCCTTCATCTATCCACCAACTCGCGCTGGATGTGCCTGGTTCATGTGATCCCTCTGTGTACGCTGGGTCAATACTCGTTGTCATATTGGGGTATTCTCCGATTTAATTCGTTGCTCATGAGACATGATACAATTCCTAATCATCCTAAATGCCTCCTTATATCCTTCTGCCCAAACTACCATCGTTGCATAGTTTGGTGTAGTGGGAGCACACAATGCTGGAATAAGAAATCTCTTCTCAATCTCCTCCATTAAATGCTTTCCATCTGGCGTAACAAATACTAAGTGGCATAATTTATCGAACTCAACAAACTCTGGCTTGTCTTTAAGTTTGTCGATATTCTCTTGGTATCCTTCAAAATAATTCTCAGGTTCTATATATGGGTTCTTTTCTTCGCTCAATATTCCTCTCCCTATTGTTTATTGTGGCGCTGGTGGGGGTGCTTCACCTTGACCTTCGGTCATGGCTGCTTTCGCATCCTCACCCTGTTGTCGAAGTTGATTAGTAGCATCCTTAACTCCTTCTGGAGTGTTCAGGTAGCGTTTATCAACCTGCATCTGCTCTGCAATGACCCATGGTGCTGTTTCTGGATTGACGTAGAGTTGCGTGACCTGAGGCCCGAACATTCCTTGCATCAACTGTACCCAGTTTGTAAAGCGCCCTATCTCTTGCTGTCCCTTGGCCAGTGCTAATGGAGACTTATATTTGAACTGCACAAGCTTGCCATCAATCTTTGGCATAGGAAGCAGTCCCATCTTATCGAGAATGTAGGATACTCGTTTAATCAATGGCCATAAGAATTCTTGCTGAAGCCTACTAAACAATGGGCCGATGCGTTGAGCCAGTTGTTGTTGTTGAACTTGGATGCTTGTTGCAGTCTCGGGTTGCTTGCTTGCCTGAGCAAGATTCTCTTGGTCATCACTGTAAAGTAATTGCTTAATCTGGTAACGAAGGTCGTTAATCGTTAGCTGCGCGAATTGCGGGTTCGCAGACTCTGGTAAAGGTTGCAGAGGAAATTGACCACCACTACCGATGGGAGCAACAGGAATGATAGTAAAAGGCTCAAGCTTAAAAGTATGGGGATTAAACACGCTGTCACTGAACCCCATGTAAGGACGGAAAGTATTAAGATTCGCTGACGCCAACTCAACTCGGGCCATCTCTTGCAGACTAATGATACTCGGCAACGCATCGACAATAGGCCCCCTGCCATAAATTTCATTATTGGTTTTTTGGAATCGCCATACTATACCTGGATTTGATTCAAGACACTCGCAAAATAGAATATCCATATCAGTCGTTACCATATAGCAATATGGTTTCTCACCAAGCTCGGGCTTATACATTACGCCTTCATAGATTTTAGAAACCGTTGAGTCTCTATCCTGAATCATATCTTGCTCTAATGACAACGGGATAACAGCTTTAGGCCAGCGCTGAGTTATTTCATTAATCTTTGTGTCTTGCCATGTTCTATACCATGACTCTACGCGACCAGTCATTGCTTCTTCGATGGAAAGAATATCCATGGGGACTGACGTAAAGCGTAATGGTTCTTCGTCATTGTTTTGATTCACGATAAGGCATGAGGTTCCAATGGCCAAATCAAAGTAGCACTCGTTAATTGCAACGTCGAAGTTAGAGGCGTGAATGTAATTGAAGAGCTTACGCATGTAATCATCAAGCGCCATTTGAGCTTGTTCTACCTCTACGATGTCTGAAGTTGTATATTGGTCATCAAGCATCAAATAACCCCACTGAACTCCAGGAGGTGTCATAGCATCATGTAGCTTTGACACAAAAGTCTTGGTAGCTTCTACGGCTGTTGTGTCATAGATTCTGGTGCCACGGAATTCACCTTGGAATTGCTTTGGTCTCCAATATCTATTTCTTTGAGGAATGGCATAATAATAACAAGCCTCAAGTAAACTCGCCCAAAGATAAGCAACACCTTGAGCTTTCTTTTGTCTCTTGAGAAACTGCATGAGCAATTCTTGTGTGAGAGCGTCCTGTACATCTGGGCCAACTTCGGCTGGTGCGTTCGACATGGTTTCCGCCTTATATGATTAGCCTAAAGTATCCTTTGGAGCAGTAGCAGGAGATTCCATAAATCCACCACGCTTATAGGTGCGTTGACGTGCGCGAATCTCTTTTTCATTGATTCGTTGGCGCTCCATCTTCTTTTGCTCTTCGTTGGCATTGCGAGTATTAACCAATTCATCTTTGGCAGTTTTATAATAATCAATCTGCTCTTTAGCAGCTTGCATTGCTTGGCGTTTTTCAGCGGCGCTCGTGTGAGGAATCTTGCTGCCAATCCATCGCTCTGCCTTTTTCAAACCCTTTGATAGCCAACTCATGTCGATTCCCCCTCTTAGATGGTAATGTGAATGTATATCACCTTTTCTTTAAAATCTTCTTTTTTTACTTCTTTATCGACAAAACGAATCTCATAAGGTAACTTAATCAAGTTCCTCATTTTTGACAATTGCGACTGTATTGTTGCCATGTCGTTGACTCATTTCGTTAAAATCTTCTTTCATCTTATCAAGTTCTACTTGCAATTTGAATGTCTCGTACACTCTTGTGCCAACATTAACCGATTCCATGAGCTGTTTAATCTCAGAAGCATTAAAGTCGCCCTTCTCAGCCTGCTTAAGAATCTGTTGGTATTGCTCCCATGGTGTTGCCATAGCATCGACTTCTAACTTAATCTTTGCCTTGTCTCTTGCGAAGTAACGACTTCCACGGCTTAACCAAGTCTTTCGGTCCCACTCGTCGTTGCCCTCATTATCTACTTCTTCTTTTTCCCATGCTTCATGAGCTAGCAATTGCCCTATACCATAGCACAGCTTGAAGAGAGGATGTGTATTCACCCATCTATAAAATGTTGCCTCATCTATTAGGGCTTCGATACAGAAAGCACCTATCCTCCATTTAATGGGAAGTATCTCAAGAAGGAGCGGACAATGCTCTTCCTCTTTGTACTTCGTCTCACCTATTTTTAACTTTTGATAGATTTGCTTCGGAGTCATTTGTTTCATTATCATCCTTTTGGTTTTATAGTCTATAATTACTTTAACCCAACTCAAGGATTGTTTATGTTTGATATTACCCAGTTTCGCGCCGATATTCTAACCCCAGCGCTGGAAGCGTTACAGTTTAGAGAAATAGAATTGAAGGAATTGCTTGTATTTACCTGTGCGGTGGAATCTGCGGGAGGTACTTATGTCAGGCAAATTAAAGGCCCTGCTCTGGGCATCTATCAGTTGGAGCCTAATACATTTACTGATTTATGGTATAATTACATACTCAGAAAGCCCGATATTGTCAATCTTATCTCCATCAATCTCGGTGTGCATAGAATGCCGGACCCCATCGAAGTAATTACAGATTTGAAGTTGGCATCAGCTTTTTGTGCATTGCTTTATAAATACCGTAAGGCCCAGATTAAATCTATTGACCCCAACGACCTATGGGATGTTTACAAGCCTTTGTATAACACAGCTAAAGGCGCTGCTACAAAGGAGAAAGCATTGGCTGCTTATTACAAGTTTACTGGTGAGAAACCGCCTAAGCCTTGATTCGATGTTGGAATGCTTCTGCGATGTTGATTTCGTGGAAGCATGAAGTACACATCAGAGTCTTGACGTGCTTAGCTGTCGCACTGATTTGCCAGCTTATGGGAATCCATGTGTGATTTGTATCACCGCTGAATGAGCAGCATGTAGCTTTCTTTCTCCACGCTTCAGAAGGATTAACTACTTCTTCTAGTCCTTCAATCTCTTGCTTGCTCAATGCTCCACTGAATACCATATGCCTGACCTCACGAAAATGGTTTGGGGCTGGGAGGTCAATCTTAGGATTCTTATAGGCGCGCAAACCATGACCCAGCTTCTGGTTATGATAGCTTTGTATCTATTGGGTAGCAAGATGGATACAAACTTGATATCTATATAAACCATGTTCAAGTTGATATCCAAAGACATCAAGCCCTCAATTTTAGACGCCTACACGACATTCCGCAATCCCCTGTAACGTACGAATCTAGCGTATAAAATATAGCCATGTTAATTTTTTCAATCACGAATGAGACCCGCTCAGTCAAGAACCAGTCAAGAAACTCTGTTACCCTCGCCAATGAGGCAACCAAGCGGGGACTTTGGGGACAATGGGGACAGGCAAACCCACCCACCGCCCCTCGTTAACCGGGGTTGACCTTGATTTTAAAGGGACTGGTGGCATACTGGAGAGAGTTGCGTACCACCGGAATCACAACGCCAATCCAAAACCCCGGACTCCCCCTCGCACCACCACTGTACCAACAGAATACAATCTCATTTTTATTTGAACAATGTTATGTCATCCAGTCAAGAACGAAACAACAACCAGTCAACCATTTAGAGCAACTCCGGGTATGGTATATGAACTAAAGGTATTGACACCTACGTGGTGATGTGAGATGATAGCCACGTCGGTTGCCACTCCTAACGGCTGCCTTGAATGGTGAGACCGACATTTATTAACCTTGGATGGAGAGAAGAATGATTATGAGTGTGACTACAGACTTAAAAGACTTTAGGAATCGTGAGCTTGCTATATTAGCTGATAGCATTAATGCGTGGTTAGATAAGGGATTGCCGGAAGGATTTGAAGAGAACGAAGTACATCCGATGTTTAACTTGAATAGCGGTTATGTGTTCTTAACTAACAGCGAGTATCAAGTGGCCATGTTGAATGGAGATAGGCTAGAGCTATTCTATACATGCGGCTCATGTGGTCATGAAGGGCTTCGTGAGGACTTTGACCATAACTCGAACGATTGTTGCAGGGAATATATGTGGGATTGTGGGTTTGATTTAGATGAGGTGGCTTAATGTACATACCTTTACACTCACTGATTATTGTAGCCATTATGTATGGCGGGATATGGTTTTTAACAAGGAAGGATTAAATGAATAAAATGCAAGAAGCGTGCCAAATCGAGACCATCAAACAACAATGCTACGCCCTTCAAAACAAGGGCTATGACATATACTTAAACTTCACTAAAAACGGCCTAGAAACCTCCGCAAAGGTCGTGATTCGTAAAAACCTCAAAGCCTGGCACTTCGCCGACCCTGATTTGAACGTGATAATCAGCCAGATTTGCACATTACACGCAAGCTTCAACAAGAAAGAAGAAAGAATAAGAAAAATAATCAACTTGACGGGGTTAAAATATGGCAAAGTTCAAAATAGGGGATAAGGCTTGGTACTTTGATGCTGAATGGGATGGTCATATCGTTATGGATGACATTAGCATACGAAGCGTCGAACTTACGACAAAAGAGATGGTAGAAGCCTATAGTCAAGCACCACTTTATCACAAATCAAAACGAGCGGCTCTTAATTCAATGGCGAAACGATTAAAGGAATTTGTTGGCAATGGCGAAGTTGACGAAGAGTGAGAAAGAAGAGCTAGAAGAATTGAGGCTTTATAAGCTTGAGATGGAAAACAAAGGACGAATAAAAGCTTTTGCACGCCTTAGGGCATTGAAAGAGTACAAGCATGATGCGATGGTATCAGTTCGTGCTTTTCACGCAATATGCGATTGTTTAGAGGCTTTAAACGAGGAGATAGAACAAAATGACAAACGATGAAAAATTTGAGCGCATGTGGATGCATTATCATCATCAGATAGATGAAAATAGAGCTGTTAATAAACACATGGATGAGATGCGTGAGGAGCTTCACGATTTAGGACATAGAATTAACTCAATGGCTAATTTTCTACACAAAATAGAGCAAAAAGAAGAAGAAAAACCACAAAATATTGAACAAGAAATACTTAATAAGATGCATAAAATGTCATTTATGATGGGTAAATTGAGCATCGGTCTTGAGATGGTTATTGAACAAGGTGGATTAACAATGGACGCATATAGTACCCTGATTATGATGCGCGATGACCTGATAAATTTCATAGAAAAAGAGTTTTATGGAGTGAATTATGAGAGAAACACAAGGCATTGCGAGCACGATATTCCACATGAAAATTGCTTTAAATGCTTAATGGGGCATGCGCAATGAGCGAAGAAAGAAGAATAAGTATTAACACCCCAAAAGACAACGTAAATCACCCTCCACATTACAACCAAAGCGGGATTAAATGCGGTTGTGGTCGCCAAATCGAGTGTATCGACGTAACGCGCCACAAAAGTTTTAACATCGGCAATGTGATTAAATATCTTTGGCGTTATGAGCACAAAAACGGACTTGAAGACCTTCAGAAGGCGAGATGGTATCTTGATGACGAAATTAAACGGACTGAGGAGAAGAAGAAGTGATTTACATAAACCCCGATGACGAAAAAGAG